GAGGGCGTGACTGATGGCCAAGGAAGACCTTGTTTTCGATCTCACGCCTACGCAGTCGCGCTTCGTTCATAGCCGCGCCAATATCGTGCAGCTTATCGGCCCCATGGGAGAGGGAAAGACCTTTACCGGGCTCGTCGGGATGATCAATCATGCCGCCCGGTGCAACATCAGGCTCCAGGCCGCCTGGATCCGCGATACATTGGAAAATATCAAAACATCGACCGTTCAGAGCGTCACGGAAATCCTGGGCGATTGGGCGGTCTTCAAAGACAATTTCAAAAAACTCCATATTCGGACCAACCCCCCCGTCGATGTGGATATGTTCGGGATCGACGATCCGGCGTCAATCAGCAAGCTCCAGGGGCCGCTTTACGGGTGCATCACGCTCGAAGAACCCGCGCCGATCCATGAACGGGCCAACGCGGGCCTGCCAAAAGAGGTCTTTCTGATGGCGATTGCCCGCGCCGGACGGCAAAAGGGGTCCTTCCCGCGCCTTCAGGTGATCCACAATCCCGGCGACGACACCCACTGGACCAGCGAGCTGATCGATGATCCGCATGAGTACATGGTCGCGGAAGACGGCACGATCATCTACAAGGACTCTTTTTTTATCCCCAAGGGCGAAAACAAGCATTTGACCGCGATTCAGCGTGCGATGAATCAAGCCGCATTCAAGGACGATAAAGGGAAGTGGGCGCGATATGTCGAGGGCGAGGTGGCAACGGTGATGGAGGGCAGGAGGGTGACGCCGCCCTACAATCCGGCCATTCACCTGTCGCAGAAGATCCTGCCCGTTTATCCCGAACTCCAGGGCATTCGGGGCTGGGACGGCTTCGGCCATCCATGTTGTGGTATTGCCCAATACAATCCTTTCGGCCAGCTGGTCGTACATGACGTGCTCTATGACGAAGGCGTCGGCGTCGAGGAGCTGATCGAGGAAAAGCTCCTCCCGTTGCTGGCCACGCCCAAATATAAAGGGAAAATACTCAACGACTGGCGAGATATCGGCGATCCGACCATGGCGACCGCCGACCAGAGCAGCCGGAAACGCTCCGCCGCCAAGGTGATCCGGGACATGCTGAAGACCCGGTTCGAACCAGGCCCCACGCGCTGGCCAAATCGGATTGACCCCACCAATTTCCACTTAAAGCGCCTGATAGGCGACGGGCAACCCGCGATCATCCTCTCTGCATCGGCGAAGCTGCTTCACCGGGCGCTCAAGGGCGGCTGGCATTACAAGGTGGACAACTCCGGGAATATCATCGGGACGACGCCCGTTAAAAACGAACATTCCCACCCGGGCGATATGTTTCTGTACATGATTTCAATGCTGATGCCCTACGACGTCATGCGGCACCGGAAGCGCAAGGCGCCCCAGGCGGACATGAACCGGATCTTGAGTTACGCATCCGGAGGCAGATCGGGCCAGGCGAGCATCCCGGCGACGATGGGAAGATGGTGACGATGGATCTGGACGGGCTCTATGCGATCAGGCAGTGTCTCAGAGAGGCGCACAATCAGATCCTCGGCCGTTCCAAAATAAATAAGTCATTGATCCTGGAGTCCCTGGATTCCGCGATCGCCGATATGACAGAAGAGATCCTGGAGGTGAAACGCAGCAATGGCGCGGAAGGGTAAAAAAGACCGGTATTTTGAGTTGCGCGAAGGCGGCCCCTACGATGCGCCGGGGGAAACGGGGGAGATGTTCAAGTGTACCGACTGCGGCGCGGAGACGCATCCCGCGGAAGGCTGGAACGGCGCGCCGAACCCGCACAGATGTCACCCTGGTTGCCGGGCAAACCACGGCGACTGGAAGATCGGGGGGGCCGGCCGGACATACAGAAAGAACTTTGACCGGATATTCCCGGATGCCCCCGGCGCGGGATTGTAGAAATGCTGATAAAAAAGATCAACCCGAGGACGAAACGCAAGGAATACGCCCTGGTATCGATGGACGGAGGGAAGGTGCTTCAGTATTTCGGGAAGGTCAGGCCGACGGAGGCGGAGGTCGCAAAGGTTGAGACGCGGGTGGAATACTACAAGAACAAGGGAAAGAGTCAATAAATAGGTATCTGCCCCTATTTAAGAAGGCGAAAGATGGAACTCACAGACCCGAGAACCGAAGAATTGTTGAAGCGCGCGCGGGAAATCGAGCGGTCGCAGGACCAGACCGTAGCGGCGCCGATGGACGAGAAAGAGCTGGCCGAACGCGAGGAGGCCGCAAGGGCCTACGCGGGCGAACAGGAAAAGCACTTTGTCGATTATCTCCAGGACTGTGTAAAGCAATCGACGACGGCCATGGAGGAGATCCGCAAGACGCAACTGGCCTGCTACGATGTTTACAAGGAAAACAAGCCGGTTTCATACAGCAAAAAAGAGCCCTGGCAGTCACAGATCGTCATCCCGAAGCCGTTCGCCACGGTCCAGTACGGCGCGGCGGCGGTGAAAAAGGCATTCTCGCCGAAATTCCTCACCGTCCGCAATCCAAAAAGCGAAATCTCCGGCCGGTTCTGGCAAAAGGTCATGGACGACCAACTGAACGAACAGGCCGCAAACTTTCCGATCCGGCTTACCGACGCCACGACCATGTCGCTTGCGATCGGCGTCTCGATGGAGATGATCCCGCGCTTCGTTCCCGGCCGCGGGCTGGAGTATTGCCTGGTCGAGCCGTGGAAGATCCACCGCGACCCGGATTCGATGAGTCGTGACAATCAGTCGGGGATGTACTGGATCCACCAGGAATATCTGGATTGGTATATCCTCAAGGAGGGCGAAAAAAACGGGCAGTATCGCAACGTGGATCGTAGCATTGAAGAGACGCCGACCACCGACGACGATTCTTTTTTAACGAAAGACGCGATTGCCGAGCGAAAAAAGCAGATCTGGAAGAGATCGGACTTTCGCAAAATGGTGCAAGTCTCCGAGTTCTGGGGCACGATCCTGGGGCCGAAAGGCGATCTCCTGCTGCCCAACGCGCGCTACACCGTCGCGGGTGGCCGGGTGATACGCCTGCCGGAAAAAAACAACTACCCCACGCTCCGCTGGCCCGGGTGCGCCTTTTCTCCCATGCCCGATCTGCTCTGTTTCGGCGGTCGCGGGCTTCTGGAAGGGATTCTGACGGTGTGGGAGGCGATGTGCAACATTATGTGCCTGCACCAGGATTATCTGCTGTGGATCGTCAACCCGATGCACGAGATCAATATCGACGCGCTGGACAACCCCGCTGACGTCAAGACCTATCCCGGCAAAGAATATCTGACCAGGGACACGGCCCACGGTCAACAGGCGGTCCGGTCCGTGCAACGTCGCTTTGTCACGAACGAGATCCTGGCCAATCTGCAATACCACGACCAGAATTTTCAGCGCGGTTCGCTGGTTACAGACAGCGTCCAGGGCCTGCCGGGGTTCCGGAAGGATATAACCTACCGGGAATCGGCGCAGAACCTCGACCAGGCGCTGGGCGTGTACAGCCTCATGGGAGAGAACATCGAGTCGGGCGCCATTGCCGCGATCTGCGCGGGCGCGGAGATGATCCATCACCATGCTGGCTATAAGGATTACCAGCGCATTTTTACGGATAAAGAGTTGGCAGAGTTCGGGATAGTCCCGGATGCCGGCGCGCCGAACGCCGTCCGTGGCGTTCCGCCGATTGACGGCGCGTTCCATGTCAGCGGCATGCAGGCGCTCATGCGAGAGACCGAAGCGTTGATGAACATCCGCACGTTGATCCTGCCGTTGCTCGATAAGGGCAACACTATTTTTGCGCCATACCTGCGGCCTTACGAAATTCTGCGGGCAATCGAGGTCCGGACGAATCTGCGCGACGAAAACATTATTGTATCCGAAAAAGAGGCCCGGCAGATACAGGCACAGCAGTATCAACAACTGGCCGCAGAACAGGAGGCCGCAGCGCGGCAGCAGGAATTCGTCGAGGCATCCCAGGCCGCGGATTTGATGCAGAAGGTTGACCAGATCGGCGGGCCGAGTCCGGGGATTGAGGCTGCGCCCGGCGTACCGGAAGGAGGGGAAATCAATGCTTAACTCCGGTGTCAAGGTTGATCCGCTTACCGGCAGGCCGTTGGAACAGGTGACTACCGAGCGCGAAAGTGCAAACGAGAAGCAGCAGGAGACCATGCTCAAAGAGCAGGCCGACTGGTTTGATGTGACGAAGACCGAAGCCGGCGCGAAAATCATCGCATTGGTGGAGGGTAAACTGACGGCCAGGATTGATGCGCTGATCAAGGAGGATGCAGAGGCCGCGGCCTATGTCAAGATCCTGCAGGAGATGGGCATCAAGGAAGGGCTCGCGCGCGTTGCCGCACAGCAGCTTTTTGACCGCTACATCAAAAGGGAGTGATGAGGGATTAAGCCTGGATTCCCGCTTTCGCGGGAATGACCGGGGAAAGAATGATTATCCCGCCCTGATCAGGCGAGCGATAGCCAAAGAATGGAGGGTGCATGTCGGCTGCCGACCCCGCGTGCATCCTCTTTTTTTTGGCACAAAGACAAGGGCAGAAAAAAAACGGTTAAAACGGCCCCCGGGAACCGGGAATACGCCGACAGGAGGATAGGCTATGACGCAAATGAAAACCGACGAGGAAATGCAGAACACACCCGACCTCGACCAGGCCATGAAGGAAGGGCAGATCACGTTCGACGGGGGAGACCCCGAGGCCGCTGCCGCACCGATCATCACTGGAACCCCGGGTCCTGACAGGGCAACAGCCCAGGAGGAAGAAAAAAACGAGGAGCTGCCGGCAAACGAAAAGACGGCAAAGGTGGAAGAGACACCGGAAGAAATCGCGGCTCGACAAAAAAAGGAGGACATGCCTCCCGAGACCACGTTCCGGTTCAAAGACCACCCCGAGGCCGAAAAAGGCTACCGGGAACTCCAGGGCAGAACGACAAAGGCCGAACAACGCGCGCGGACTCTGGAAGAAGAGCTGAACCGGATCAAGAATGCGGAACGGATCGAAGCTGAAGCGAAGGCTGCAAAGGAGTCGATTATCGACTATGCCGCAACGCGCCGTGCCAAGGCGCTCGAAGAAATCGACGGGCTCGATCCGGAAGATAAAGAGTACCGAAAAAAAGCGGCGACCTGCCTCAGCCAGGCGGACATCGACATCTACGAGCATTACCAGGCCCACGGGCGCAGCGGCCCGGGCGCAGCGGAAAGTCCGGCATCCGGGCCAACCGCCGCGCCTCCGGCCGATACGGAGACGACGGTCGCGTATGTCAAGGATCAGATCGTCGCCGATGGAATCGAGGCAGACGATCCGCTCTTCTGGCAGTACGCCGGGCACGCTCCGGTCACGGACGAACAAGGGAGGCCCACCACGCTCGACACACAGATCAAGTGGGCCGTGTCACAGACAAAACAATATCACACCAACATCCGGACGAAGTTGAAGGCCGAAGAGGCGGTCAGGGTTGCAGAGGAGGTGCGCAAAAAACAGGCGGCCGACCTGCCCCTGGGCCGAGGAACTTCCGGCGGCGGAACGCCGACCGGCAGGGCCGAGGAAAAACAGGACAACAAACCCGTCAGCCTCTCCGACGCCGTCGATTTCGCCACGGAACGAAGACGACTATAGGAGGTTCGTACCATGGGCAAGACTTTTACCTGGGCACTGGACGCCGAAAGCGGCGTTTACAAGAGTCACGCACTTTCCGGCGAGCTGCTGAAGCTGGCCGCGTTGAAGTTCAAAATCGTGCCGTTCACGAAGAAGATTACGAAGTTCGGCAAGAAGATGGGCGACACGATCACCCTGCCGTACTACAAACCGGTTGACGAGCCGACCACGGCTGAGCTCACCGAAGACATCCGTATCCCGATCGATCAGCTCACGATGGGCAGCTATTCGATCACCATCAAGGAATGGGGCCGCGGCGCGGAGTACACCTCGCTCGCCGAGGACCTCTCTATGTTGTCGCCGAATGAAGGGGCGCAGAAGGTTCTGAAGGACCAGATGAACCTCTGCATGGACAAGGCGGCGGCGGACGCCTTTACCGGAACGCACGCCAAAATTTGCTTTATTCCGACCAGCCTCACCGGCGGCGTGTGGGACACGGACGGGACGCCTTCGACGACGGCCCTGGCCAACCTGACCAAGGACCACCTCGGCGTGATCCGCGATTACCTGGCCAACGACATCCACACCCCCGCCTACGACGGGGATCACTACATCGGCCTGTTTGCCACAAAGGCGCTCCGCGGGCTGAAGAACGACCGGGTCATCCAGGCGTTCCACATGTATCTCCAGAAGGGAGACCTGCTCTATCGGGGCGAGATCGGCATGGTGGAGAATATCCGCCTGGTCGAGATCAACCACGAGAGCGCGTTTTCCAACGGAGTCGGCTCCGGCGACGTCCTGGGTGAGGGCGTGGTCTTTGGAGAAGACGCCGTCGGCCGGATCGAGATCGAATATCCCGAACTGCGGGCGCAGCCGAACTTCCAGGGCGATTTCGGCCGGAGAAAAGCGGTTGCCTGGTACGGAAAAGTGGCTTTCGATGTGCTTTTCCAGAGCGCCACGGACCGCGAGTGCCGGCTCATCAAGGTCGGGTCTGCATAACCGGCGAAACGGTGAACGCCTGGCGGGTTGTTACGCGGCCCGCCAGGATTCCATAACCGATAGAAGCGCAAGGAGGTACTGAAAAATGTTGAGATCTGATGTTTTAATCGCACTGCCGCTGCATCTGGCGGTTGACTATGACGACGCCTCCGGGATCGACACGGACCAGGGCGCAGCCGACATGGGCACATTCATCATCCCGTATCGCTGCGAGGTGTTTCTGGCGGGCGGCGTGGTCTGTGAAACATGCGCCGGAGGCGATTCTACGCCCGTTGTCAAATTCGACAAGCGGCCGACCGCGGGATCGGACGTAAGCCGCGGCGACGGCGACATCGCCAACCTGGTGCTTGCAACGACCGCCGCGGGGAAGGTGATGTACGACCGGGTGGCGAAAGGCGAGGTGCTCGAACCGGGCGAAGAGGTCGTGGTGGAGCTCGCGACGCGCTCCGCCGGCGCCGGCGCCGCCGGACACGTCAAACCGTTCCTGCTGGTCAAGCAGATTCCCGAAGTGC